ATCTAGTTCCGCCCAAATAGATCGTCGTTTTAGTTGTGTTACATGTGGGTTATATAAGGATGTTTTGTCCCCAAGAATGGAGCCTCATGGCAAGGGCAAGAAAGGGATCCTCGTGATAGGTGAAGCCCCTGGAGAGTGGGAAGATAGAAGAGGAAAACAATGGCAGGGTAAAGTGGGTAGGGTGCTTAGAAGGACTTTGCGGGAATTTGATATAGAACTGTTTGAGGATTGTGTATGTGTAAACGCTGTTAATTGCAGGCCACCTAACAATAAAACCCCTTCCGCTTTCCAGATTCAGTGTTGTAGGCCAAAGGTATGGAAGGTGATAGAGGAGTTTAGACCTAAGTTGATTCTTTTATTGGGAAATGCCGCCTTGGAGTCTTTTTTAGCGGAGCGCTGGAAGAAGAAGCTGGGTGGAATTACAAGGTGGAGAGGATGGCGTATTCCTGATAGGGAGGTAGAGGCGTGGGTTTGTCCTACCTATCATCCATCTTATGTAGAAAGAAAGGGAAGAGGAGAGAGTGTTGAGGAATTAATATGGAAACAAGACCTTGAAAGTGCTTTGAGTTTGTTATCCGAACCCTTGCCATATAGAGGGAATGATGAGAAGTGCATAGAATGTACTACGGATGTAGAAAGAATTAGAAGGTTTTTAAAGGAATTGAGGGAGTGTAAGATTTTTGTGGCTTTCGATTATGAGACTACTGGGCTTAAGCCCCATTCTAAAGGACATAGAGTGGTTTGTGTTTCCATTTGCACAGCGGATAATTTCTGTATCTCTTTTCCAATAACATCCTCTGTTAGAGGGATTTTTAAGGGGTTTCTTAGGAGTGAAATACCGAAAGAGGCGCAGAATATTAAGTTTGAGGATACTTGGAGTAGATTTTATTTCAGGGAGGAAGTCAGGAATTGGGTTTGGGATACCATGTTGGCTTCTCATGTATTAGATAATAGACCAGGTGTTACAGGGCTTAAGTTTCAGGTATACGTCAGGTTTGGGGTGTTGGGGTATGATGATAAGGTAGCTCCTTATCTGTCTTCTAATTCTAAGGATGCCAATGCGTTTAATAGAATAGATAAAGTGCCATTGAATGACTTATTACTTTACTGTGGGTTGGATTCTTTGTATGAGAGAAGGTTAGCAGGGTTGCAAATGGAGGAGATTAGAAATGGTTCCTAGTAGGCTGGATGCGTACCAATTATTACATGATGGGATTCTTGCCTTCTCTCGTGCCGAAGCTGTTGGGATAAAAATAGATGTTGATAGGTGTAGGAGTGAAATTGACAGGTTGTCCGAGCTGATAGTTGATTTGGAGCTGAGGTTGAAGAAGACTAAGCTGGGAAGGTTGTGGAAGCATGTCTACAATACTAAAACCAACTATAATAGTGATTATCAATTGGCTAATCTTCTGTATAATAAATTGAAATTAGAACCCATTGCATACACTGTGGGTGGGAATCCGAGTGTAGATAAGAACAGCCTGTCTAAATTACAGAACAAAGTTCCAGGTGTTAGTGAAGTAATAAACCTTAGGAAGTGGAAGAAGGCTAGGGATACTTATCTAGAGGGGATACTTAGGGAGCAAGTAGATGGTGTGCTTCATCCATTCTTTGAGCTCCATACAGCCCGCACTTACCGTTCTAGTAGTAGCCATGTCAACTTTCAAAATCAGCCTAAAAGAGATAAAGAAGTAATGCGGGTTGTTAGAAGTGTCATCATTCCACGTCCGGGTCACATTCTAGTTGAAGTTGATTATGGTTCCCTAGAGGTGAGGATAAGCACTTGTTATCATAAAGATCCTACAATGATAACTTACATAGAAGACCCAACTACGGATTTACACAGGGATATGTGCCAACAGATATATATTCTAGCAGATGATGAGTGGACAAAAGAGACTAGATTTTATGCTAAAAATGGTTTTGTGTTTCCTGAATTCTATGGGGACTACTATCGCAATTGTGCCTATGCGATGTGGGAAGCTATTAGTGAGTTTAAACTGAAGACAGCGAAAGGAGTCCCACTCAAGAAACACCTGAGGAATAAAGGGATAAGGAATTATCAGCAATTTGAAGATCACATGCAAGATGTTGAAGAGCATTTTTGGGGAGAAAGGTTTCCTGTGTATGCAGAGTGGAAGGAAAAGTGGCGGGAAGAATACCAAAAGAAAGGCTATATTGATTTACTCACTGGCTTTCGTTGCAGCGGGGTTATGGGGAAGAATGATGTCATCAATTACCCAGTACAAGGAGCTGCATTTCACTGTTTGCTTTGGTCGTTTATTCAGTTAGATAAGGAGCTAAGGAATTGGAATACCAATTTAATAGGGCAAATTCATGACTCTATTGTATTTGATTGTGATCCAGATGAATTTGATAACTTGGTAAGGTTAGTTCATGATGTCATGTGTTGCCGCATAAGAGAACATTGGGATTGGATCATTGTTCCATTGGAAATAGAAGTAGATGCTACAGGAGTGGATAAACCATGGAGTGAAAAGAAAGGAGTAGATATAAGTGGCATTATATCATAAGTACAGGCCCAGGACGTTTAGGAGATTTGTAGGTAATGAAGCTGTGGTAGATAGTCTCAGGGAGATACTAGCTAGAGATAGGGAAGCTATACCTCATGCTTTCTTGTTTCATGGCCCTACAGGGTGTGGGAAGACCACCTTGGCTAGAATAGTATCCAGGAAGTTAGGTTGTAAGGGAGCTGATTTTAGGGAGATAGATAGTGCTGATTTTAGGGGGGTAGATACAATAAGGGCCATTAGAAAAAATATGCACTATTCTCCACTTGAAGGGGATTGTAGAGTATGGGTTCTAGATGAGGCCCACCAAGTTTCCGTTGATGGGCAGAATGCTTTATTGAAGGCATTAGAGGATACTCCGGATCATGTTTACTTCATCCTGTGCACTACTGATCCTCAAAAGCTATTACCTACGATAAGAGGCAGATGTCATCAGTACGAAGTATCTCCACTATCTGAAACTCAGATGGAGACATTGCTTAAGGGAGTAGTGAAGTTGGAGTGTGCGGATGTGCCGGATGAGGTGATAGAGCAGATAGTAGTTGATTCTATGGGGCTTCCACGGAATGCGTTGCAGTTATTAGATAAGGCTATCCGGATTCCCAAGGATAAAATGTTGGAAGTGGTGGAGCAAGAAGCACGAAGGCAAGCTGTGGTTGTAGATTTGTGTAGATCGTTATTGAGAAAGGAGTCATGGAAAAAACTGACTAAAAAGGTTAGGGCTCTAAAGGAAGATGGGAATAACCCTGAGTCGGTAAGGATTGCAATATTCAATTATTTTGGTGCTATATTGTCTAAAGAAGATAATAGGATGGCGGCGGTGATTATGGAGGCATTGGAAGAACCTGTCTATGTATTAGGTTGGGCGGGGTTGGTATTCAAACTTTATACAGCGTGGTTGGATTTGAAAGAATTTTAACAAATTTTTCATTAAATTTTTGTTATTCCGGGTATAATAATAATGAAAGGAGGAAGTTGTGAAAGAATTTAATTATGAGAAAGAGATAGAGATTGACCCTGAGGCTTTGGACGTTGAATGGCTCCAACAGGCATCACTTTTCCTTAAGTACTCTGAAGCAGCAGCACAGGCTAGGCGTGAGGTAGATAGGCTAAAGGAAAAATTAGATGTTGTTAGAGCTAAGTTAGACAAAGAGATCAGAGAAAATCCAGGTGCTTTTGGTGTTAAGAAGATAACCGAATCAGTGGTTTCTAACACCATAGCGATTCAGGAAGCTTACAGGGAAGTGTACAAGGAGTTGATTGATGCTAAGTATGAGGCTGATTTACTAGGGAAAGTGGTTTTAGCTTTCGATCAAAGGAAGTCAGCATTGGAGAATTTAGTGAGGCTCTACGGACAGGGTTATTTTGCCGGCCCACAAGAACCAAGGGATATTAACATTGAATGGGAAAGAAGAATTAAAGATAAGATGGCTCAGAGCAAGATAAAGAGGCGAATGAGGAGGAAGAATGGATGATTTGTGGATTGTGTTATTTATTGTTGGTTTCCCGTTCTGGTTTTATTTGGTGGTGCGTTTAGCTGCAATGGGTATTGTGAAGAGTGTAATAGAGGAACTACTGAGTACATTAGATAAATTAGCGAAGAAGGAGGAAGAACGTAATGGCTAAAAAGAAAAAGTCGATGAAAGACAGAGTTAAGAAAGTCGCCGCCCAAGCTCGTGAAAGAACGGGTGTGGGCAGTATAAATCTTCCAGAGGATATGGATTTTTGGAAGGAGAAGAAAGGACGCAACCTTATTGACATTATTCCTTATGAAGTTTCGATTCCCAATCATCCAGATGGGGCAGAGCCTGGAGAACTCTGGTATAGGATGCCATATAAGGTGCATTTCGTTGGTTTTGGGGATAACATGAAGAGTTATGTATGCCCAGGTACAATAGGTAGAAAGTGTCCTATTTGTGAGTATGTAGCTCAGGCTATGAAGAAAGGAACGTTAGACGATGATGCAATAGCAAGTTTGAAACCAAAGAGTAGAGTTCTTTATAACATCATTCCAAGAGGCAAGAGAGATGAGCAAGAAGTCCATGTGTGGGATATAAGTTATTATAACTTCCAACAGCAATTAGACGAGGAGATAGATGAAGGTGAAGAGGATTGGGCTGGATTTGCTGATCTAGAGGATGGGTATACGCTTAAAGTCAGGTTTTCAGAGCAAAAGTTTGGTAAGAGGACATTTTACAGGGCTTCTAGAATAGATTTCGTAAAACGTGATGATTATGATGAGGATATCTTGGATGACGTTGTACAGTTAGATTCCGCTCTGAATATTCTCTCTTATAAAGAGTTGGAGAAGAAGTTCTTAGAGCTGGATGACGAGGACGAAGAGGAAGAAAAGGTAGAGCCAGTAGAGGATGTGGATAGAGACGATGAGAAAGAAGAAGATGAGCCTCCGTTTGACCCTGATGAGGAAGAACAGGAAGAAAGAAAGGAAGAGAAACCTAGAAGAGAAAGGAAACGTAGGAGCAGAAAAAAACGAGAGGATGAAGAGGAAAAAAGAGAGTGTCCGCATGGTCATGTATTTGGAGATGATTTTGATGAATATGATGAGTGTGATGATTGTAAGATTTGGAAGTATTGTATGAAAGAGAGTGAGAAGAAGTAATGAAAAGGCTTCGCAGGAGAAAGAACGCCACCAAAGAAGTGGTGAGCCAGATGGAAAAGAGAGTGGAGGAAGATATTAGTGCGGATGAGAAAGTGGTTGGCTATCTTCCCACAGGTTGCACAGTGTTAAACTTGGCCTTATCGGACAGAGTGGATGGTGGGTTTGGTATGGGGAAGATAGCCAATGTTATAGGTGATAGTTCTAGTGGTAAATCCATTCTGGCTCTGTCTGTGTTTGCTGAGTGTGCTCATAATGAAGCATTTAGTGACTATAGGTTGATTTATGATGAACCGGAACAGGCATGTGAGTTTGATATAGAGAGGTTGTTTGGAGTTAAGACAAAGGAAAGGATTGAACCTCCAGCAGTAGATGATGAAGGTTTACCGTTGTGTTCTGAAACCGTGCAAGATTTTCATGCCAATATCCATAAGGCGTTGGATGATGGAAGACCATTTGTTTACAT